CTTGCTATAAATAATTGTTGTTCTGATTCATTAAAAGTATTTTTTACTTTATTTAATAAATTATTATTATGTGTTTCATTTAGTTTTGTAATAGGATTATTTGTAATTAAATCAACAATATTGAATGAAGTCATTTTTATAATATCATTTATTACTATTTCTTTAAGTTATTTTTTGCTTTTATAAATAAAAGCAAATTTATAAAAGCAAAAATATTTTATATTTACTTTCATATTTTTGAAGCAAAATTATAAAAGCAAATAATACTTTCATATTTTTGCTACCGTAGCTGCGGTTGCAAAATTTTGCTTAACCGCGTGGGTAAGCGAATTTTTATAATCTTTTTCCAGTTTAAAATTATAAAAGCAAATATTTGCTTAACTTCTAGGTTAAGCGATTTTACTAGTTATTTGTTTTCATAATTAAATTAAATTTTATGAAAACAATATAAAAAAATTCCTAAAAAAGGCGTTTGCAGGTCGCCCTACCTGCTTACCATTTACTCTTCCGTACATTAATTTTCGGTCCTTTTTTCTTATCACGAGCATTTGGATCATACATATCATCTTCATCGTCAGAATCAATAGTTTTGCTTAATTCCCAGAATTCTTTAGAACCTAATTTAAAATTTTTCTGATGTTCGGCTTTATACCAAAAAATTTGATCATTTAATTTATTAGATTTGGCATTATTATTAATTACTAAACATTCAAAATTTTCAGTACATTGATCCATGACTTGACAAAAGCTCTCAAAAGTAGGAAACATACCAGCATAATTTTCATATATTCTTTTTCTATTTGAAATGTATGGTTCGCGTAGGATAAAAACATAATCTATGTTTGTACGGAGATTTGGTGGAATGCCAAGGGGATATTGCATTGTAATGACCAGCATTATCTTCCAGTGTCTCCCGTTCATGAAAAGTAATCTCATCATCTTATCTTTTGTCCAAGAATTATCAAACAAACAATCATCTAAAATAACAAAAGATCTGGGATCAATACTTGATTTTCTATAAACTTCTATTTCTTTTTTTATTTGTTTTAAAACAGTCCTTTGACGCTTTAAAATATTTTCAATAATAGCAGAATTATATTCATCATGAATAAAAAGTTTCGGAACATGTTCTGAATAAAAACCATTACCGGCTTCAGTTCCACTAATAACAGTTCCAATAGGAATATCTTGGTGATAAAAAAGTAAATCTCTTACCAAATAAGATTTACCAGTATCACGACGACCAATTAAAACAATTACAGGACCTTTATTTTCATCGGGTCTAAAACTAATATTTTTCATATCAAATTTTTTTAATTCTAACGTCATTATTACTAAATATTATTAATATATTTTTTAATATTAAACTTAATATTAAATATTAACATATTAAAACGTTAAAATTATGAAAATTTATTATTATTAATAAAATAATAATAAATAATGGAGCTTAATTATAAAAAAAATAAAAATGAAAAATTATTCAAAGAAATGATAGATCCAAATTTATTAAATATAGAAGACCCACAAAATTATATTCCAATTTATGATAGATTTTTCAATTTTAGTGAAACAAATTATAATTCTATTAATTTAAATAATGTTTATAAATTAAATTCAATAGATGAAAAATTGGGTTATTCTAAATTTAAAGGAACTATTATAGATTCTTGCCATAATAGTATTGAGAAAAAAATATTTTTCAAATATAGCCCTTTATATGATCCTACAAAATATATGATAGGTAGATTTGAAGATGTTTCTTATAATATTTATAATTTACCAAAGTTTAATAACAAACAATCTTGTGACAATGATAATAAAATATATGATCCAAATAATTCTGCTTATACTGATGGATTTTTTTCTTATTTATCAAGTTTATTATTAAATCATTATAATTTTTTAAATGGATTAGATTATTATGGTTCTTTTTTAGCATTAAAAAACAACTTTGTAGTAGAAATAAACGATGATTTAGAGTTTTTAGATGATTCAGATTTTTTCCATAAAAATTTAAATGAACTATTTTCTTTAGTAGAAAATGAAAAATATAATAAATTATTTAGCAATACAAAAAAAAATAGGCAAAAATTAATAATTGACGAAACTCAAAATAATGAAAATTTAGATTTAGATATACTAAATTTAGATATACTAGATTTAGATACACTAGATTTAAATAATTCAACAAATGAAGATAATAAAGAAGATTCTTTGTCATTAGAATATGAATCTTTTGAAAAAGTAGAAAATGAAGATATAAATGAGAATAAAAAACAAAAGAAAAATAGAACTAATGACAATAGTGATTCAGGCTCTTCTTGTTCATCAAGATCTTCTATAACAAATGATGAAGATAGCAATGAAGAAGATGAAGAAGAAAGCGAAGAAGAAAGTGAAGAAGATGAAAGTAGTAGTTCAGAAGAAGAAGAAATTTATGCTAATATAAATAAATTTCCAGTACAAACAATTGCCATGGAATGTTGTGAAGATACTCTTGATTCATATATTGTAAATAATAAAATCAAAGACGATGAATGGGAATCTATTGTATTACAAATATTATTTACTTTAATTACATATCAGAAAATTTTTGATTTTACACATAATGATTTACATACTAATAATATAGTATATGTGTCAACACAAAAGAAATATTTATATTATAAATATGATAATAAACATTACAAAGTTCCAACATTTGGAAAAATATATAAAATAATTGATTTTGGTAGAGCAATATATAGATTTAAAGGAGAATTAATATGTAGTGATAGTTACGCAGAAACTGGAGATGCTAATAGTCAATATAATTGCGAACCATATTTTAATTCAAATAAACCAAGATTAGAACCAAATTATAGTTTTGATTTATGTAGATTAGGTTGTAGTTTATTTGACTACTTTATAGAAGACATAGAAGATATAAAAAAATTGAAATCTCCGATAAAAAAAATAATGATAACGTGGGTATTTGATGATAATAATAAAAATATTTTGTATAAAAATAACGGAGATGAGAGATATCCAGATTTTAAATTATATAAAATGATTGCTCGTATTGTTCATAATCATACACCTCAGAAAGTGTTAAAAAACGCTTTATTTGAAAAATATACTATAACCAAAAAGAAAATAAATAATATTGCTGCTATTTTTAGTATAGATGATTTACCTATTATGACAAATTAATTTTCATAATTTTTATAATTTTTATAATTTTTATAATTTTATTAATAATATATATAAAATTATGGAATTAAATAAAATTGTATTTTTAATAGCATCTGTGTATTTTTGGTTATTATTTGGTGGAATAGGTGATACTTTAAGTTGTGATTTAAAAAAAGCATTTGATTATCCATTATTTAGACATTTTACAGCTATAATTAGTATATTTTTATTATTTGTAATTATTGATAAAAATGATTCGGGTGCTTTTGAAATATGGAAAAATACATTATTTTTATATATCTTTTATGTTTTATTAACAAAAAACAAATGGTATTTCTCTATACCTATTATACTATTGGTATTAATAGACCAAACAATATTATCTGAAAATAAATATTTAGAAAAAATAATGATAAATGAAAATAATGATGAAAATAATAATAAAAATAATGATGAAAATAATAATGAAAATATAAGTAAAATAGAAAAGTATGAGAAATATAGATTATATTTACAATATACAATCATTGGATTAATTATTTTTGGTTTCATTCATTATTTAATAAGACAAAAAATGAAATTTAAAAACAAATTCAATTTATTTACATTTATATTTGATGTAAAATGTAAAAGTGATAAATTAAATATAAGAAATTTTACATAATTTAATTTCAATTATCTTTTGCATCACTATATTCAATATCAACAAAACCTTCAATGAGCATATTTCTAATAGTATTATATGATTTATCTCCAAACAATAAATAAGTCTTAAAACATTCACAACAATATGGAGAAAATACTTTATAAGATTTTTGATTAATATAAATAGTATCATTATTCATAGCTGGTTGCTGTGAATGTATATAACGTCCTTCATATTCTCTATAATAAGCAATAAATAAATCCCTGGTTTCTTCACAACAATTAACATTCACGCATTTATTTAAATAGTAATGATTATTAATTTTATTGGCAATTTTCAATTTAATAATATTTTTTTTATAAATAGTTTCATAATATTCTTTGTTAACTAGTTTCAAAGCCAATAAATCAGTATAATTGTCTAAAGATGATGCGATCATAAGAAACAAGTCATTTGGCAATGAATCCATAATTCTGCTGTTTGTTTTCTTTTCTCTCTTCTCTATTCTCTCTTCTTTATATTTGTGGGCAAAATGAATACTTTTATAAAATTTTTAATCAATTTTATAAAAGAAGTAATGTTTTAAGAAATATAATAAATTCTATCAAAAGTCGGGGTTATTGACAAAAGCTCCTGGAGATGATTTTGTAGCTCCAATTAATTCTCCTAGTTTAAATTGTTCCAAAATAATTAAACCTAATACAGAAGATATAAAAACAACTAGTGTATCAATAGTGATTTCTTTTAAAGGTTTATTTTCTTTTACTATAAATCTCATTTCAATAAATTTAAATAATAAATATATAAAACTGATAATAGAAGCAATTAATACTTGATTATTCATATTTATTTATCATAATAAATATTAATAATTAATTTAACGAATTTTATTTAGAATTTTATTTAGAATTTTATTTCAAATCCTATAAAAAATATCTAAATTATAGTTCTTCGATTCCTAAATCTATATCGCTAAATTCTTCTTTCTTAGGATTAGGTTTATCATCTAAATCTAAAATATCTAATTCCAATTTATCTGGATCATTATCCAACGATTCTATATTTAAATCTAATTTATCATCCGAATCATCAATAGGATTTAAATTTAAAATTTCATTTTCAGCTTCACTTTCTAAATCGGAAGTATCATCATTTGTTAAATCACTATTTAAAGATTTATTAGCACTTTTAATCGCATCATTAACTTTAGTTTCTTCTTCTAATTTCTTTTTAACATCTTCTTTAATAGCTGCTAATTCTTCTTCTTTTCTCTGTTTTTCCATTTTAGCAATAGCTTCTTTATCAATTATTTCTTCTTTTTGTTCTTCAATTTCAACATCAGTTTCTTGTGTTTCATCTAAATATAATTTTAATATATCTTCAACAGGAATATTATCTCTAATAGTATTTAAAATACATTCTTTTACTATTGTTTCTAATTCTCTATTATTTTTTTGTATTTGTAAAGGCATTATATCTTTCTCAAATAAATAAACATTTACATATACCTTTCTAGCAATATTAATATATGCTTTATGAAGAAAAATAGAAATATTGGGAATATCAATATCTACTTTTTTTTGTTTTAAACCGGCTCTAGCAACAGTTAAAGATTTTAATTGTGTAATGTGAACACATGTAAGTAAATCTTCTAAATAATTACAACCACTACTAGCTACAATTCTATCTTTTTCAGTATCAACAATTTGCATACTCCATTTTGGAATATTGTTTAATAAATTTTGAAAAGTCATTAAATATTTATCTTCTTCATCATTTTCAATACACATATTATAAGCTTCTTCAAATACTGATTTAATACCTTCGATTAAACAAGGGGTTAAAACATTTAATAAACGGGCACACCATTCATTTTTTGATTCAGTAATACTAGTAATGCTATAATCGTCCATCTTTTATGTTATTAAATAAATGAAATATTTTCTAAATCATTAATATTACGAAAATAAATAAAATTTAAACAAAACAAGATAATTAATTTTTCATCTCTCAATTCTTTTTTATAAGTATCAATAAAGGAGAGAAATTTATATTTATTTAAATTTTCTGGCAATTTATTTTTGATAAAATTTATTAATATATTTCCACTAAAGCTATTATTATATAATTTATGTGTTAATTCATATAAATTAATTTTTTCATTATTATTTACTACATTATAATTTTCATCAAGATTTATAAAATTATTTAAAGAATAATATTTTTTACAATCAAAATCAAAATTTTTATTAAATTTATAAGTTATATTAATTTTATTTGGACAATAAATTTCACTAAATCTAGATAATATAGGTTTTAAAATTAAATTTTTATTATCTACAATAATGAAAAATCTTGTACTATGATTATATATTTCTATACATCTTCTTAGAGCTGATTGAGCATCAATGGTTAATTTATCAGCATTTACGAGTATAATAGATTTAAATAAAGATTCATTTTTATTAAAAACTATAGAATTTCCAAAATATTTTAAATTATCTCTAATAAATTTGATATTTCCTTTTCCATGAGAACAATTAATCTCTAAAACATATTTATTAATATTTTCATTTGTTTTATAAATGTGTTTTAGTAGTTTTTCTAATAAAGTTTTTTTTCCTGTTAAATTTTCTCCATGAAAAATAATATTTGGTATATTTTTAGTATAATATAAATTATATAAATCTTCTTCTATATTTTTATTATTATTCATATATAGTAAATTATTAAAACATAATAACTTATTTTTAATAATTTTTAAGTTAAATATTATTAAACACTATATAATGTATATATATTATAATAATATAAATGTCTGGGACAGGTCCATCTACTGTAAATTTACCATCAAAAGTTAGCGTAACGCAACAAATAAAATTTAGTTCAAATGTTACAACAAGTTTAGAAATATCCGGATCATCTAATTTGACTTCATCACAAATAAATAATATATTAAATTCGAATTTATTAA